TAGAAGGATTTTACAATGATCTAGGTTGGTCATTAAGTTTAAATCCTCATAGAAATAAATTTTTTAATTTTTAATTATGATAAATAAATCAAAGTTACAATCAATAATATCTAAATATTATTTAAATGGATTAGTACAATCCGTAAGATGGCTGACTGAAGAAAATAAATTAAGTATTAGTTTTACATCTGAAAATAAAGATATAGCTGGAGATCTAGTATGTGATACTTCACCTGTAGAAGATAGTGAAATAGCAATATTTGATACAGCACAACTAAATAAATTAATATCAGTTACTAATGGTGAATTATTACTTACTTTAGAAAAAGAACATAAAGTATTTTCTAAATTACATATTCAAGATAACTCATTTAATGTAGCATATTCTTTAGCAGATTCATTATTGGTTCCAAAAAGAGGAACAATTAATTTCCCTACTAATTATGATGTTATAATAGAATTAACACCTGAAATTGTAAGTAATTTTATTAAAGCTAAAAGTGCATTAACAGATATAAGTGATGTAATGATTAGTACTGAAGAAGATCCTGATAGAGGAACTATAGTACAATTTGCATTTGGGGATTTAAATAACTTTTCAAATAAAATCAAATATATTGTAGATGAAAATATAACAATAAATAAAGAATTAAAATTACCTTTCAATTCAGATTCATTTAAAAATATATTAGCAGCAAATAAAGATTTAGAAAGTGGTAAACTTTCATTAACTGAAGAGGGATTTATGAAACTAGAATTTCAATCAGAAGATATAAAGACTTTATACTATATGGTAAGAAAAGAAGATGCCACATATGTATAATAAATTGACCTAAGGGCGCAAGTTTTAAATTATTTATTAACCGCTGATCTAAATGACAGCATAAAAACAAAGTGATATGAGTACACATTTTTTAGAGAGATCACACCATCCGTTTGATCTATTATTTCGAAATTTATTCGATACAAACACCCAATTCGTTCCGGCTACAGAAGCCAAACAACAATACCCAATTAATATTTTTGAAGATGATTTAGGTTTAACCTTTGAGTTAGCTTGTACAGGCATTCCAAAAGATGCTATTGAAATCAAGTTAGAAGGTGACTTAATTACCTTTAATTATGATAAGGAGAAAACCCCAGATACTCCTTCCCGAAATTATATTCATAGAGGAATTGCAAAACGTTCTTTTAATCTAGGATATAAAGTAGGAACTAAGTTCGATCTTAAAAAAGCTACAGCTAATTTTAACGATGGTTTACTAATTGTGACTATTCCATTTGCCAAAGAAGCTATGCCAAAAGTTTTGAAAATTAACTAACCAAACGCGCCCTTTAGGTTGGTTTATCAAAATTTCCTTCGTATATTATACCATAATAAAAAAAAAAGTTATATGACTATTATTAGAGATGAGTTGCTAGAGCCTTATTTTATAGGCAAAGATGCGTATTGTTATACAGCATATGAAGTTATTACCCCACAGAAAAAATATTTAGCTAAAGGTAGTAAAGGTAAAAATTATGAAAAACCAATTGGTCATTATGCTGATTTTGGAAATGCCTTATTAGCTATTATGAAACATCAATTAAACGAAAAAAACAAAGAATATTCATCTATTCAGGAATACCTGGATAAATGGAATAATATTAAATCAAATTTAAATAACATTAAAGAAAAAATTGGAATATGAATTTAGAAGCATTATTTAACGCTGTTATAGTTAAACCAATTGAGGCAGAAGAAACTAAGTATGGCTCAATTGTAGTTCCTGATATGGGAAAAGACGTAAATGAACATGGAGAAATAATAGCAGTAGGACCTGGTCAACATACAATTTCAGGTACATTTATTGAAACCATGAGTAAAGTTGGAGATATAGTAATATTACCAACTCAAGGATTTACAAAATTACAACATGATGGAGAAGATTATTATGTTGGTCCTGAAAATCAAATCTTAGCAAGAGTAAAAAAAGAAGTAGATTTTGAAAAAATATTAGAAGAAACTGAACCATTAAACGAATAAAAATGAGTAAAATTATAGAATTTGGCCCTGAGGGGAGAAATAAATTAGTAAAAGGAATTGATACATTAGCTAATGCTGTAGTATCAACATTAGGTCCTAATGGAAGAAATGTAGTAGTAGAAAGACCTAACCAATCACCTATATCTACAAAAGATGGAGTTACAGTAGCAAAACATATAGATGTAAGTGATCCTGTAGAAAATTTAGGTGTAAATTTAGTTAGAGAAGCATCTATTAAAACAGCTGATAAAGCAGGTGATGGTACCACTACATCAACTCTTTTAGCAAGAGAAATGATTAAAGATGGTTTACAACATTTAGCTAATGGAGCTAATGCTGTTGAAATTAAAAGAGGTATTGATACTGCTGTAAAAGAAGTTGTTAATAGTTTAAGGGAAAATATATCTGAAGACATTTCAGATGAAAATCAATTAGAACAAATCGCAACCATTTCGGCAAATAATGACCCCGAAGTAGGTAAATTAATAGCTACAGCAATGGATAAAGTAGGTGTTGAAGGTGTAGTTCATATTGAAGAATCTAAAACAGGAGATACTTATTTAGAAACTGTTGAAGGTATGCAATTTGATAGAGGATATTTATCACATTATTTTGTTACTAATAATAGTACAATGACTTGTACTTTAGAAGATCCTTATATCTTAGTACTTAATCAAAAATTATCTCAAGTTAAAGATTTATTACCTATGTTAGAAGCAGTTTCTAATACTAATAAATCATTACTTATTATAGCTGAAGACGTTGATAGTGAAGCATTAGCAACACTTATAGTAAATAAAGCTAGAGGTACTATTAAAGTAGCAGCTGTTAAGGCTCCTGACTTTGGTGATAGAAGAAAATTAATCTTAGAAGATATAGCTTCAGTAACAGGAGGTCAAGTATTTGATAAAGATAAAGGAATGAAACTTGATAAATTTTCTTGGGAATGGTTTGGTGAAGCACGTACTGTAACCATTTCAAAAGAAAAAACAACTATTATTGATGGTAAAGGAGATGAAGAATCTGTTAAACAAAGATTAGAAGAACTTACTACTCAAATTGATAAGGCACAATCATCATTTGAAACTGAAAAATTACAAGAAAGATTAGCTAAAATGGCTGGAGGTGTTTCTATTATTCATGTTGGTGGTTATACTGAAACTGAAATGAATGAGAAAAAAGATAGAGTTGATGATGCCTTACATGCAACTAAAGCAGCAATTGAAGAAGGTATTGTACCAGGAGGTGGAGCTGCATTATTATATGCTAGAGAAGCAATACCAGCTTCAACTAAATGTAATAAATGTATAGGAGCTGATATAGTATATAAATCATGTGGTAAACCTTTTGAACAAATATTAGTTAACGCTGGTAAAGATTCAGTTGAAGCCCAAATGATAGGCAAGTATAATCTAGTAGATTCAGGTAATGATACTTGGGCTGGGTATAATATTAAAACTGGGTTAGTTAGTAATATGAAAAAAGATGGTATTATTGATCCAACTAAAGTAACCAGAACAGCATTAGAAAATGCAGCTTCCGTAGCAGGAACCGTATTACTTACAGAATGTATAGTTGTTAATGAACCTAAAGAAGATGCTCCACAACCACAAATGGATCCTTCAATGATGATGGGAATGTAATATGGAAACAAAAGTAATAGAACATAATAAACTTATTGCTACTAGAGTACCACCTGGAGACAAGTGGACTTTAGTAGATGATAAGAAAAAAGTAGTACATGAAACCCTAACTGATACTCTGGAAGCATATTTCAAACTAACGGGTACACCCTGTGAATTTAGGTTAGCCCCTTTAGATAGTAAACTATATGCTATTGTAACTCATGAAGAAACAATAATCCCAGAAGAACCCAAGGAATTTAGTATGTACGGAGAATTTAGACAAGGCAAATAGTTTGGAATCCACAATAAAAGTTATTATATTTACCATATGAAAGAGCACAGTTTATTAGTTGAAAAATATAGACCTACTAACATAGATAATTATGTAGGTAATGAAAGTATTAAAAATACTATTAAAAGTTATATTGACCAAAATGATATTCAAAATTTATTATTTTATGGTCCTGCAGGAACAGGTAAAACTACATTAGCTAAATTAATTGCTAAAAATATTGACTGTGATTTATTATATATTAATGCTTCTGATGAAAGAGGTATTGAAACTATTAGAGATAAAGTATCAGGATTTGCTAGCACAATGTCTTTTAAATCTCTGAAAATAGTTATCTTAGATGAAGCAGATTTTCTTACTATAATGGCTCAGGCATCATTGAGAAATGTAATTGAAACATTTTCACGTTCAACTAGATTTATATTAACTTGCAATTATTTGGAACGTATTATTGATCCCTTACAATCAAGATGTCAAACTCTAAAAATTATCCCACCTGATAGATTAGATATTATTAACCACTTAATGAAGGTTACAGGTAAAGAAAATATCAAACATAGTGTAAGTGACTTAGAAACTATTGTAAATAACAACTACCCTGATGTACGTAAAATGCTTAATACTATACAGATATCTACGGTAAATAATACAATTAATTTAGATGAAACTGCATTAGTAGAGAGTAATTATATGGATAAAGTACTTATTGAATTAAAAGTTAAAAAACCTAATTGGAGGAAAATTAGACAAATTATTGCTGATTCAAATGTAAGTGATTTTGAAGGATTTTATCGTTATCTCTATGATAAAAGTAATGAATATGCTCCTGGAAAGGAAGGTATGATAGCATATTATATAAATGAATATTCATACCAATCGAATTTTAGAATAGACAAAGAAGTAAATTGTATGGCTTTAATGTCTAAAATTATAGAAACAATTAAACCAAATATTATTTAAAATTATTAATTATGCAAGCGCAACAACCAAACATTGATTTAAAAAACACATCAGCTATAGAAACTGAAGGTGGAGGTAGAATTTGGCAACAAGGAGCCTTACTAAGAAAAGTATCTAAATTTGTAACAGGAACAGATTCTGATGCTGTTATGCCAATTCCAGTATTTTATGATCCTGAAACAGGTAAAATTTTAGAGGACTCACTTCCAAAAGAATTAAGAGAAGAGTATAAGGATGTCCTTATTAAATCCTAAAAATATATTTGAATGGCTAGAACATTTAACTTATAAAAAATCTAGCTATAATAATTTTGAGGAAAAATCTTGGGAGAACTTTAATGCTTATATGGTTCATAGATTTGTGTCCATGTATGAAGGGTATATTGATATTGCTAATATAGCACAAAGGTTCCACCCTACAGATAAAAGGGGAATTTATAACTTTTATTGTGAAATGTTACCTAAAAAGAAAATGTTTTTAAGGTATATTAAATCAAAAATAAAAACATCCCCCAAAGAAGTAAAACAGTATATTTCCAACTATTATAAATGTAGTTTGGCTGAGGCAAATGAATATATTATATTACTAAATAAGAGTGATATCAAAATAATTTTTGATAAATTAGGAGTAGAAATTAAAGAACAAAAACAATTACTTAAAAAATTATAAAAATGGCACAATACAGAGTTATAACTATGCTTGAAAAAACTTTTGAAGCCCAAAGAGAAAGAGCATTATTAACACTTGAATTATTAACAGAAAATCCTGCAGGTATAGGTGATCATTCAACAAGTGATTTCTACAATAATGCAGAGGAAGCAGCAAGAGCATTAGCTGAAGCCGAAGACGTTTTAGAAACATTAAAAAGACATTATGGGGACAATGAGTAAAGAAGAGATAGTAGAATTATTTGAAACGGAATACCCAGAATTATCTGAAGAGTATAAAAAGATAGGAATGGAAATGTATACTATGTTTGCTGCTAAACATATGGATTATGGATTAAATAACATAGCTTTAGGGGGAGACATTTTACATGATGATAATGACAAAAAATTCTCACTAACAGGTTTAGCTATTAGGTTAACTGATAAAATTAGTAGATTAAAAAATCTATTATTAAATGGCAAAAACTTTGTTCAAGGTGAAGGAATGGAAGATACTTTTATGGATATAGCTAATTATGGTATTATTGGATTATTAGTAGGAAGAAATAAGTGGAAAAAATAATGTTTTGGCTAAAAAAATACCCCCAATTGTAAAAATAATAAGAAATTATAAACCTGAACCAATTAATTTTGGCTATCAGAAAAATATTTCTTATTCCCAACTTTCAATGTTTAGAAGTTGCCCCCAAAAGTGGGCTCTTCAATACAAAGAAGGACATAAAAGACAATCTCCTAGTATCCATACTGTATTTGGAACTGCATTTCATGAGGTAGTACAATACTATTTGGATATCATGTATGAAAAAAGTGGGGCAGCTGCTGATAGGGAAAATATTGAGGAATTATTAGAAGAAAAGTTAAGAGAAGAATATCTTATTCAATATAAGAAAAATAAAAATCAACATTTTAGCTCTTCAGAAGAAATTAGGGAATTTTATGAAGATGGAGTTCAAATTTTAAGATATTTTAAAAAACATAAAGGTAAATATTTTAGCAAAAAGGGATGGTTTTTAGTTGGTTGTGAGATACCCATATCAATTACGCCTAATAACGCGTATAAAAACGTTATATATAATGGCTTCTTAGATGTTGTGTTATACCATGAACCCACAGATACATTCCAAATAATCGACATTAAAACCAGTACTAAAGGATGGAATTCATATGCTAAAAAGGATGAGGAAAAACACTTCCAATTAATACTGTATAAAAAATTCTTTGCAGAACAATTTGGATTAGCAGAAAAAAGTATTGATATTGAGTTCCTAATTGTTAGAAGAAAAGTATACGAAGAGGGGGAATATCCGCAAAAACGTATACAAACATTTTCTCCAGCTTCTGGAAAAAATAAAACTAACAAAGCAACTAAAATTTTAAATGAATTTATAAATGAAGCATTTGACTATACAGGATACAGAGAAACACTTCACGTTCCAAGACCGTCGAAATGGAACTGCACCTTTTGCCCTTTTAAAGAAGATGACGAATTATGTAACGTCATTGGTAAAAACTCATAATCCACATATACGTATAGACAAATATAAACCAATAATTAAAACTATGGCTGAAAAGAAAAACATGACACTTACAAGTGTTAAAGTAAAAAGTGATTTATTTGAAAATTTTAAAATTGAATGTGTAAGACGTAAATTCTCATTTCAGAAATTATCTGATAGAGCTATTCATTTATATCTTACAGATGAAGATTTTAGAAAAAAAATACATAATCATAATAATTTAGAAATTAATCAATAAATAAAAAATGAAAGAAGGTTATATTAAAAAAGAAGATAGAAAAAAAATTCTATTGATAACTGATGATATTAGAGTTCATTCTGGGGTTGCCCAAATAGGTAGAGAAATTGTTAGAAATTCAAGTCATTGTTATAATTGGACTTGTATTGCAGGAGCAGTTGAACATCCTGAAGAAGGTAAAGTTATAGATCTTTCACAAGAATTAAATAATCTTAATGGATTAGAAGATTCTTATTGTACTCTATATCCAACTAAAGGATATGGTAATATGGATGTTGTAAGAGCTGTGATGCATAGGGAAAAACCAGATGCTATTTTATTAATTACAGATCCTAGATATTTTTCTTGGTTATTCCACAGCGAAGATCAGATTAGAAAAGAAATACCTATTACATATCTTAATATTTGGGATAACTATCCAGCTCCCATGTATAATAAAGAATATTATGAATCTTGTGATTTATTAATGGGTATATCAAAACAAACAGTTAATA